CAAATCTTCTAAGAACGTTAATTTTTTCTTGCTTAGAAGTTGAATGTTCAGTGAATAGTCTTGTCGCATAAGCCAAATTTGAATTGAAGATTGCCACTTCATTTAATTTATCTCTAAATAAATTAAGTGCCTTTCTATATTCTTCATTTTTAGCTCTTAACATTTCTAATTCTTTGTTCATTTCATGGTTCTCAAAAGTTAAATTCCTGTTAGGAGTAATTCCTTTTCTCAAACCTCTGCCAGATTTTGAACCAAAACCATAAGTACGTGCTGCCTCTTTTGCTTCTTCTTTTGAAAGTTTTTTAGTTTTGGATGGCATATCCATCATTTCACCTTCTTTGAATTCAAATTTAGGTTTACCCGTACCTTTAGTAGGATTAGCATGCTTCATATCTTCTTTAAATCCGCCTTTAGACTTCTTATAAGAAAACTTTTTAGATGAACCAATTTCTCCGTCTGTTCCTACTTTTGGTTTCATTCCCTCTTTAGTTTCAATTTTTTTAGCTTTTTTAGCTTCATTCATATTATATGATTCATTGTCCATTTTATCGAAATCAAAATAATCATCATCTTCTTCAATACCTTTGTATTCAGAATCATCAAACATTTCATCCATTTCGATTTCATAGACAACTTCATCAACTGAATCTTCTTCTTCCATTTCCCATTTTTCTTCCAATTCTTCAGATTCTTCTTCAGATTCCATTTGAAGTAAGTACTCAACATCTTCGTCATCGTCAGAAATTTTGGTATAGTCTCCATCAGGAACAACTGTAACAGTGTCAGAATTTTTCATATTCTTGAATACATTGAAAACTTTATTTAAATCAGTTTCCCCTGTGAGGTCATTAATAGAGTCGTCTTCCATGTCGTACATATCAACTTCCATGTCAACTTCCATGTCATCCATGTCGTCTTCCATTTCGTCTTCTGTATCCTCCATGTCATCCATGTCAACTTCCATATCTTCCATGTCTTCCATGTCTTCCATGTCGTCTTCCATATCCTCCATGTCATCCTCTTCTTCAGAATCTTCTTCGGGAATCATAACTAATTCGTCTTTGTCAGTCTCATCTTTCAAAGACTCCTTTACTAGTTCGCTAATTTCTTCCTTCATTGTTGAAGCAAGTATTTCTTTTGCGTTTTCATTAATAACTTCTTCCAAATTTTGTATTTGGAGAAGTGTTTCGTTAACTAAATTTTTTTCAGACATTTAAACTTTTTTTTAATAAATATGTAGAGAAATTAAAAAAATAAGTTTTTTATGATTTATAAATGAAAAAAGGGGACAAATGTCCCCTTTGGCTAATTTAACTATGAGTATATATTACTCTACCACTTCATTAATTTTACTCTCAACAATTGCTGTAATTCTCCAATCTTGAGAGTACGATTGAAATAGTTTAGTGACCTTTGCTTCCACATCAGTCGGACTAAACCCTTTGACAAGTTTTTCTTCCTTTTGTTTTTTAATTTTACCTGATTCAGAATCAACATCATCAATTGTGATTTTTGCTACAAAATATTTTTCGTCCATATTAATTATTTTGATAAATAATCGGTAAGTTTTCTCATTAAATCAAGTGATTTACCTGATTCTCTTTGTTGTTTTAATTCTTTTTCCTCTTGTAAGTTTTCTTCATACTTAAATCTATCCTTCTCATCCTTGAACAAATACGCTCCAGGTGTTGATGGTGAAGAAACAAGGTCAAAACAAATTAATTCAAAATCTTCCTGTACTTCGTTTTGTTCACCTCTTTTTGCAAGTGAGCCAACTCCTCTTGAAGAAATCCCAAGAGTTACTCCTTGTCTTAAAAGATTTGCGGCTTGGTCTCCCTTTGTTGATACTATACCTCTTTCGTGAAAACCTGGTGAAGTCAAAAGTCTTAATTTACCAAGTAATACATTTTTATCCCACCACATTTCAGTAATAATGTGAGAAACCCTATCAAGGTCAATAAGAGAAGATTCAGGGTGATTTAATTCTGAAAGAGAAGTTCCTCTTTTAATATAATTTTTAGTATAATTATCAGCCTCTCTTTTCAATATTTTTTCAGGATATATTCTACCATTTCTATTTGGGGTATCATATTTCTGAAGAACGGCGTAGAATTCAAATGGTTTTGAATGGTCGGTAGTATTAAAATTTTCTTTAATTACTCTATCATTAGAAAACTCATTGGGTGACACGTAACCCGCATCATACTCAATAAGAATTCCTTTACCTATTTCCGTAGGTCCTAAAATTTTATAGTTTTGCATTTAATATTTTCTTTATAAATATTAAACTGTAACCAAATTTTTTTCTTTGTCGTTTTTTGTTAAGTAGAAATTGAATAATTCAGACGTAAAAAATATATCCCCATCAATGAATGATATTATTTTTTTAATTTCATTTTTAAGTTTTATTGATTTGAAATCAATGTCGACTTTAGTGTATAAGGTTATTTCTAAATTCATAAATGACCTTTTACCTACAGATATACCACTTGTTCTTAAATCTAAATCGACAATAAATTTACTATAAAACATAAATTTATCTGATATCTCAAGTAATAATTGTTTTACCAACCTGTTTAAATAAGAAACTTCTCTACCCCAATTCTCCAATACTTTTTTTGGTTCAACCCAAGATTGTATATTAATGTAAACTGATTTTAAATTTTTTGAATCTACCGTTCCGTAACAAGTTTTAAAATTTTTATATCCCTTCAGCACACATGATTTCCCTTTTTTCATTTAACTTTGCATAATATTCGTTTATTTATACATAAATCTAATAAAAAATAATACGTTTGTCAAAATGTTAATTATAGAAGTCAAAAAGAATAATATTGAGGGTGCTCTTAAGCAATTCAAATCCAAAGTAATTAAAACAAAACTTGTATCACAATTACAAGATAGAAAAAATTACAAAAAAAAATCTGACGTTAACCGTCAGATTATTAAAAATGCAATTTATAAACAGAAAAAAAATTTAGACAATTAAACCATTGTTTAATTGTTCTATCTTAATAAACTCTTTTTTATTAAATTCACTTGATTTAATTTTAGTTTTAGTCTCAAGTAATGTTTGTTTAATTTCTTCATCTGCTTCTGAAATCAACTTCTCAAGTTTTTGAATTGTAGACTCTTTAATCGTTTCAAATTCTTCTTTAGTTGGATTCTTCTTTAATAAAGAAATAACTTCTTCTCGGTCAGATTCGTTAAGTTCAGATAAGGTTTTTTCAATGTTAGAATTTGCAATTTTTAACATTGTACTAATCGGGACTACTTTTTTTGAATCTTTAACTATTGGTTCTTTAGTTAGGGACTCAACAATATTTTTTTTCGCAATTGATTTTTTTTCAGGTTTTAAATCATCTCCATAAATTAAATCATCAATTATTGTATAGTTATTTTCTTTAATAATTCCATTAGTCCATTTTGTTATTTTATTGACAAAATTTTCTGAAAGTTTAATTGATTTAACTTCTTTCGACAAATCATCTACCAAGTACACAGCGGTTTCTTTATCTAATGATTTATTTTCTTTTAAAGTATCATAGATAAAAAACAATCTTTTAAAAGACTTATTCTCTAAAAGTTCATTTTTAAAGAATTTCATATCCTTATCTAATTTGTTGTCAACAAATGATTTAACTAATTTATTTTCAACCAAAGTTTTTATTACACCGAATCTCATGTTGTATATTTCTGTATAAATATCAATCTTTTAATAAGCTGTTTAATTTTTGTTCCATTTCACCCAAAGATTTTTTAGCTTTTGATAAATCTATTACATCATCTTGGTCAATCATATTAGTTTCAAGTAATATATTCATGTCTTTTTCTATTGATTCAGGAGTAACTCCCGCTTCCCCTCCTGGTTCGGGACCTGGAGCAGGAGGTGCAGGTAATTCTCCACCAGGTAATGGTTCTCCGCCACCACTTTCATCGGGTGGAGCTCCTCCTTCAGATGGTGTTCCTGCCGGTTCTCCTTCTTTTTTACCGTAAAGTTTGTCAAGATTATCAAATAATCCTGTATGTGTAATAACTTCAGCAGTCTTTTTAAGTTCCTCGCCAACAGCTCTTTCAATTCTTTGTTGTTGTAAATCAAGTTTGATTTCCTCATCGGAAAAACCAAGAATATGTTTTTTAGCCCAAGATTGTGACACTGCGGCTATTCCTGAACCAGGGTCTGCAACCATATCTCTATATAATAATACTTTTTCTTTCCAAACATCAATCTTTAAAAGGTCGGCTTGTGTTGAAGGGTTTGTGAGTGAAAGAGAAAAATTAGATATCTCATCTTCAAATCCTAAAAGGAATAAATGTATGATTGCAATTTTATTTAATTCTTGAATCATACTCTTTTGAATCCTATTGATTGTTCGAGCAAATCTAATATCCTGAAGAGATAGGTTTTTTCCGTCACCAACAGTTTCTTCAAATCCAAGGAAAGCTTTTGGGACACGAAGTGCGGTTAAAAGTTTCTTTTGGATGTATTCAATATCTGCAATCTCAGATAGATTTTGAGCCCCTGCTAAAGTTTCAATCGGAGAGGATTGAGCTGGGTCACGAACTGGAACAAAATAATCTTGGTCAACAGCCATCTGATTAAATCTCATATCCACGTTACCTGTTTTAGAATCGACAACTTGGTCTCTTTTAAATTTATTAGCAAATCTTTGGATATACGGTTCAACATCAGCATCATCCATATTACCAACAAAGACTTTAAAAATCCTTCTTTCAGGGGCCCTTGATGTTCTATAGATTAACATTGCATCCTCAGATAATAATAATTGTTTCCAAATACGTCTTGCCTTTTCAAGCATTGACGTACCATAAGGAAGTCTTCTATCATCTCCAAGTAACCTAAAGTGGGCGATTTCCCAAATATTAAATTCAAGGTCTTTTTGTTTCCACTTAAATCTTGTATGTTTTTTTGTTGGATTAATATCAGGGTCTGAAGATTTAGCTCCCATACCCGCCTCTAATCTTTCAATTTCAATAATTGGAAGTTGCATACATCCAATTATTCCCTTTTCAGGGTCAAGTTTTATATAAACAAAATTGTCACCATACTTACATGTGTTTCTTGTCCACATTGGAAGATTGGTGTTAATATCTAAATTGTTGTTAAATAGGTCAGTTAAAATTGACTTAATTCTTCTTGATTCAGAATATATCTGAAGCATAAATCCGTTTTGGTCTACGGTTGTAGATTCTTCGGCATATATGTCTAATGCTGCTGAAATCTCTGGAGTAAACTCCATTGATTCATAATCATAGAATGAAGATAGTCTTGTAGGCTCATAATAAACAGCTTGGGTATAAAGATTATTTTCAATTTTACCCCATTGATTTGCTAAGTAATAATTTTGCTGAGCTTGTAATTTTTCTCTTTCGTAATCAGATTTTGATTGAGTACGTAAAAGTTCTTTTTTGTCGTATTTGTAGGTAGGGTAATCTTGGCCAAGTAATGAATTGGGTCCAAATGCTTGAGATAACCTTTGCCAAACCGTTAGTTTATTATTTTCCATTTAAAAAAAAATAAGTCTTTAATATAACTAATAAATACTATAACTAATTAATTAGTGTTAATTAGCCATCCTCTAGTATTAATTAGATAGTCTCTATTAATAATTCCTGCCGCGCTTGGGGTTGCAGGTCCATTTGCGCCATCTAAAAATAATTGACCGTCATCAACCGAACTATTATATCTTAAATCGTAGAGTATAAAATCGACGGATGCTTGTGTTAATGGGGTACTCTTAAAAGTTAAATAATATAAAGAAGCTGCCGATGCAAAACTAAGATTCCAGTTTGTCATAGGTAGATTAGCAAGATAAAGTTTTAATAATGAAGATGGTAAATTTCCGTTATTTGGGGCAGTTGAGCTAACAATAAACGGATTTGGAGCACTTAAATTTGTAGTACTTAAAATTAATGTACTTATTGTATTATTTAAACTTAAATTAAGTAATTCACTTAATGGGTTAAATGATAGGTCTAAGGTTGTAGCCCCTGAAACTAAATTTATATCAAAACTTGATAAATTGTTACTTTTAAATGTAACCGTTCTAATTGATGTTGGGAAATTTTTAACCCATGAGTTCAATTTAACTGTATTCAAATTAAATCTTTCCAGAAGTGTTGCACCTGTTAAATCTACATTCCATGTATTAATAACATGTCCGAATGATATCTCAGAACTACCATCAAGAATTCTTAAATTTGTTGGTATGTTACTTGTATAACCTGTTACTAAATTATCTGAGAAAAATAAAGTTTTTAGGGAGTTAGGAAATATTGGTGGTAGATATTTTATTTTATTATTATCAAGTCTAAGTATAGAAAGAGCAGTACATGCAGATACTGTATTAGTAAATGAAGTTATTGACCGATTTCCAAATAGTATTAAACTTGTTAAAACAGTATTGGGTGTCAAATCAATATCAAATGAAGTAAATTCATTTTGACTTAATGACGCACTTGTAGTGGTTGGGGGTAAATTATACGACCATCCATTTAAAAGTGTATTATCTGTAATTTGTAAGGATGTTAGGGATGTTGATGCCGTAAGACCACTAAAAAATGTTAGGCCTGTTAGAATATAGTTATTTTGTATATTAAGAGTCTTTAGCGTCGGACTAAAACTTGTATTAATTGATTTAAGATTAATATTATTTAAGAAAGATATGGTTTCCTGCTGAGTACCACCTGTTAACGGAAAATTAAATTCCTCAATATTCGTACTTGTTATGTTTAACATTTTAAAAATAGACCTATTTGTAAAAGTAGGATTAAACGTAACTTTGGTTGACCCCGTTATAACTTGGAGTTGAAGACTTTGTAAAGTAGCAGGTAATGAGTAATCAAATGAAGGAATAGTTGAATTTGCAACCCTAATAACTGTTACAGCACTAAAGGCACTGAAAGTATATTGATTATTTTCTATTTGAGAAACTCCCTCAAAGCTTAAAGTTTTTATTTTATTTACTGAAGGAACATTTGAAGTTCTAAAATTATCCCCACTTCCGGTAAATACCGTACCTCCATATGTTTTACTATACGTAACGGCAGTATCTGTAGCGGCACTTGGAACGGCATTAATAAACGTACCGTCTCCCCATCTTATATCAAAAGTTGCACCTGTGGAAGAAGTAATTGCTAAATTTGTCGTTCGACCAGCAATGTTTGCAAATTTAAAATAAGGACCAATTAAACTAACTCTACTTGGTGTAACAGTTGGGGTTGGTGTTGTAGTCGGGGTCGTTGTTTGTGTAACAGTTGGGGTAGATGTAATTGTTGGTGTTATTGTTAGTGTTGGGGTCGAGGTCTTAGTCACTGTCGGTGTTATAGTTCTTGTCGGGGTATTTGTTGGAGTTGGGGTAGATGTAATTGTTGGTGTAACAGTATATACAGGAGTTCTTGATGGAGAAGTTGTTGGTGTCGGAGTTGGGAAAAAGTTACATGGTACTGATGGTTCTTGACATGGTCCTACTATAGTTACAGACACATCTGCCGTAATTGCGGTATACTGATTTGGTCTAATACATTCTGAAGCAGCTTCTAAGTATGGGATGTAAATAGCGACAATATTATTTCGACAATCCTTTACTTGTACTTTTTGAGTAACAGAGCCAGTGTTTGTAAATCCATAACAAAAACAATTAGGTGTTGAAGTTGGAGTTGGTGTTGGAGTTGGTGTCTTTGAAGATGTTTGTGTAGGTGTTGGAGTTTTTGTTTGTGTTTGTGTAGGTGTTGGAGTTTTTGTTTGTGTAGGAGTGATTGTTGGTGTAAGACTACTTGTCGGAGTAATTGTTGGTGTAACACTATTTGTCGGAGTAATTGTTGGAGTAACACTATTTGTCGGAGTTACTGTTGGTGTAACAGATTGTGTTGGGGTAACTGAAGGTGTTGGAGCAGGTGTCGATGTTGGTTCAGGTGTTGGTGGAGGGGTTGGCCAAATACCGATAGTATCATTAATATCTTTAATGATATCTTGAAATGGGTTTTTATTTTTTATAACTGTCTTTATACCGTTACCAGGTATAATTTGTTTTGACCCATCAAATTGTCTTTCTGATTTTTCTCTTGGATTTAGTCCCATTATCTCATTCCTCCGAATAACCAATTATACGCCATATAATCATTTTTTGAAGGCTGATTATTGGCTTGTTTATTATCCGAAATATACGGATTAAAAAAATCTGAATGTTTTTTATTACTTGTTGAAACTTGCCAAGATTCAAGCATTGCCTTTGTATGTTGGGTCACTTTTGATACTGATGAAAAAGACGATTCAGCAATGTACGTACACATTGACAAGGACATAATTAAGTCATCATGATGTCCTTTTTGGTGGTCAGGTCTTCCATTAACATATATAAATGTTCCCATTTCATTTAACAATCTTGAAGAATATATTTTAAAATTATGTCTTAAAGATTCTTCAAAAGATGCAATAATTTGAACTCTTTTATTATTAAAGTTAATTCCTGGAATTTTATCTGCGGTCTTTGGGTCATATTTCCATTTATTAAAATTATCAACACCGTCAACATATAAATCCCTATATCCTAATTCTTGGAGTTTTCTTGAGGTTGTAACACCCATACCTCCAGTTATATCAATAACAATAAATGCTGAATACATGTTACCCCATTTATAACAAATTTCAGCTAAAGTATCTGGAGGTAATTTTCCAACATATTCAAAAACTTGTTCTCTTTCATTGAAATCAATAATTTGAATTGTCGAAAAGTCTTCAGAGTCTCCTCTACTTACGTCGACTCCCATAATATATTTGTGTCCAATAACCGGTTCTTTCCAAATCCAAATGGAGCCTCCCATCATTTTATTTGACGGTTCCCTTACTACATTCTCTCGATAGTTTTGAAGCATTTCAGCATCAAATACGTTATCACCCGAACCAAGGAATTTACATTCCAATTCTTGATTAACTTTTCTCCTGTCATACTTTAGTTTTTTAACCATTGACTCATACCAAGTAGAAGTTGGTCTATATCCTTGATTAATTAAAGCTTTAACATCTTCAAAATTTCTTTCTTTAAAAGGAACCGTCGAATAATCAACGGATTCAACTTCGGGATACTCATCTCTATTTAAATAAAAATGTATAATATCATTAACTTTAATAAGTGATAAATCTTTTGAATATCTTGGGTCTTTGAACCACACCATTTCTGAAATCTTAAACTCATTCATAGTACGAAGAGCTTGGTCATAGATTTCATAGTAAATTGGGTCAAATCCGTTTGGAGTTGAAATTACTATTACTTTACCTCCTGTTGAAAGGGACGCCATACAAGCCGCCCAAAAGTCAGAATCAGCTTCAATATATGCCGCTTCGTCAAATATTAATATTGTTGGGGTGTATCCTCTTAATGCGTCTTTAGATGTTGCAACCGCTTTAACTTCACATCCATTATTTAATTTAAAATGTCTTTGTGAATTTTTTTCCGCCGAAAATCCAATTCCTGTCCAAGATGGCCATTGTTCAGTAAATCCCCTTACTTTGTTAGCCATTTCAACTGCTGTGTCAAGTTTGTTTGCGATAATCAAAATCTTTTCAGGTTTTGTTTTTTTAGCAAATGCAAGTTTTTTTGACGCCCAAGCAGCAGTAACGGTAGATACTCCCGCTTGACGATATTTTAATGCAATATTTTCATTAAAATTTTCATAGTCATCAATCAAAGATTGTTGGTCAGGAAATAGTTCTAATGGAACATATTTTGATACGGTATTATCGTAAGTTTGTAAATAAGTTTTTAATGCATAAGGAGTACTCTTCATACACTTTCCGTATTCCAATAAAACTTGTTCTTTAGTTAAAGACATTTGACTTTTTTTTTATAAATATAAAAAAACCCCCTTTTGTGAAGGGGGTTTTAAATTTTAAATCTTTTTATATTATAAACTTGCTAAAAAATCATCCATATCTTCTTGGTCTTTTCCAGCATTATAGTCATCATATTCTTTCTTTGCCGCCTGAGCCGTTCTCATAACTTCAGTAAATCTTTTTCTTGCTCTTTCTTTTTCCGTTTTGTT